TCTGCTAGCACAAAATCCTCAAATCCCTGAACTTCGTAGACAAGATAAAAAGAATCGTCAGAATTCTACTAATGATCTTGAGGGTTATCTTAAACTTACTCTTGAGGGTGAGATTCAAGAATACTTTTCAAAGGGTCAGCAACTTTATAATAGACTTCTTTCACATGATGTTGCAAAGGAATGTGCAAGATTTGTTCTCCCTCTTGCCACACCTACTAGGATCTATATGACTGGTAGTTGCAGGTCTTGGATCCATTATATCAATCTGAGGTCTTCTCATGGCACACAGAAGGAACACATGGATATTGCAGAGGGTTGTAGGATCATCTTCAATGAACAATTCCCAGATGCTGCAAAGGCACTGGGATGGTTAGAATAAATAAAATTGTACATTATTATACACTATGCCAACTTATCCTGTTATAAATCAAACTACTGGTGAGACAAAAGAACTCTATATGCCAGTTGCAGAATATGAACAATGGAGAAATGACAATCCAGACTGGGACAAAGATTGGTCTAAAGGATGTGCTGGAATTGGTGAAGTAGGTGATTGGAAGAACAAACTAATCAGTAAAAATCCTGGTTGGAATGATGTTTTAGCAAAAGCAAGTAAAGCCCCTGGTTCTAGAGTGAAGAAAATCTAATGGCAAGAAGAAAAAGAAGTAATGATTTGCAACCAATTGGTATTGGTATGACTGCAAAGCAAATGAAAAGAAGGAAACCTATCAGTACAGATCTTCTACTTGATATTACTCCTGCAACAAATAATCAAGGAAAATTGTTTGATGCTTATAATTCAGACAAACACCTTTTTGTTTATGGATGTGCTGGTACAGGCAAAACATTCTGTGCATTATACCTAGCACTTAAAGATGTATTGAATGAGATTACTCCATATCAAAAGATTGTGATTGTAAGATCTCTTGTTGCTACCAGAGAGATTGGATTTCTTCCTGGAGATCATGATGACAAATCTGCACTCTATCAGATTCCATATAAAAACATGGTTAAGTACATGTTTGAAATGCCATCTGATGCAGAATTTGAAATGCTCTATGGCAATCTGAAGGCACAAGAAACTATTACTTTCTGGAGTACTTCCTTCATTAGAGGTACTACCTTAGATAATTCTATTATCATTGTTGATGAAGCACAAAACTTGAACTTCCATGAACTTGATAGTATAATTACAAGAGTTGGTGATAACTCCAGAATTCTATTCTGTGGTGATGCAACTCAGACTGACCTCACTAAGACTAATGAAAGGAATGGTATTCTAGATTTCATGAAGATCATTCAGAGAATGCCTGAATTTGAATCAATTGAATTTGGTGTTGAAGATATTGTTAGATCTGGTCTGGTCAAGTCATATATTGTTAACAAAATAGCAGCAGGATTTTAATGTTTAATCATTGTAATGTAAGTCTCCCTCAACTTCAAAGGGAGACTATTGATGGTGTGAGATATTATAAAATCCCAGATGGAGATGAACTTCTAAAGTTTGTTTCCATCACTTCTGTTACTAGTCATCACAACAAACATATCTTTGAACAGTGGAGACAAAGGGTAGGAGAAGCAGAAGCAAATAGAGTCAACAAACAAGCAACTTCTAGAGGAACAGATCTTCATACATTAGTTGAAAAACATTTGTTGAATGAGTCTGAATTACCTGATGTTCAATTAATTTCTAAACATTTGTTTAAAATTATTAAACCTGAAATTGATAAGATAAATAATATTTACGCATTAGAAAGTTCTCTCTATAGTAAAGTTCTTGGAATTGCTGGTACAGTTGATTGCATTGCTGAGTACAATGGAGAACTTTCAGTAATTGACTTTAAGACTTCAAAAAAAGAAAAACCAAGAGATTGGATTGAGCACTACTTTGTTCAAGCAGCAGCATATGCATGTATGTTCTATGAACTTACAGGAATCTCAGTTAAAAAACTAGTCATCCTAATGGCTTGTGAAGATGGAGATTGTGTTGTCTATGAGGAATATGATAAAGCAAAGTACATTAAACTATTATCATCTTATATTAAGGATTTTATAAACTCAAAATTAAAAGAATATGGAAAATAAGTTAGAGTCTGTATTAGAATCAAAGTTCTTGTGTCAGGCAAAGTTTTCTAAATTAATAGAAGACATTGTTAAAAAAAATGAAGACATGAATTATATTGATGCTGTTGTTTACTATTGTGAGCAGAACAATTTAGAAGTTGATTCTATTTCTAAACTTATTAGCAAACCACTAAAGGAAAAACTTAAGTGTGATGCTATTAATTTAAACTTTTTAAAGCGTACATCTAGAGCAAAACTTTTGATATGACACCTTTTGATGCCTACAAAACTTACCTTGCATTAAAGAATCATTTTAGCAAACCAAATTATGATTATATTAAATATGCAGGCAAGACTAGAGCATCAATAGATTCATTTAATAAAAGAAAAGATAAGTATTGGTATGAAAAACTGTCTCGTCAAAAAAATGATGAGGCAGTTAAAAATTTTTTTATTGCTAATTTTGTAGAAGCAGATGACCCATCTACATTATGGATAGGCAATATCATTAGGGGTGGGGAATCTAACTATAAAGAGTGGGAAAAGAGACAGCAAAGTTTAAAGTATATTTTTAAACAGCAGTCAGAAGAAATGCTGTCTGAATACCACTTAGATAAATTATTTGATGCTTCAAAACAACATCCACCTATACTAAAAAAATTCCTGAGTGGGAAAATTAGTATAGAAACACTAGTGATTTATGATAAAATTTTCCTGTTTGGGAATAATTTTGACAAAAAACTTTTAGATCCAGTGTGGGAAATTGTGTCATTAAAAATTAAGAAGTATTCGCCATTTCTAAATATTGATGTTCAAGATTATAAAAAAATTTTGAAGCAAATTGTGCAAGGAGAGTAAGATGTCATTTTTTGATTCTGAAATAGTTAAGAAGGAACTAGAAGATATCTATCAAATGCAACTGAAGATGGGTAAAGAACTCTTTCGTTTCCCAAACATGCCAAAAGAAGAGAAAGCAGAGCACATGGAAATGCTTTCCAATCTATTAGAAAAGCAGCAATTACTTTATACTAGACTTAGTTTGTCTGATGATCCCAAAGCCATTGAGATGAAAAAACAGATTCAAGAATCATCTAAACTATTGGGATTTGGAAATGCAGATATCCATTCAATCTTTAGGTCTATGAAGATGACAATTGAAAATCTCAAGTCTGGGGTTGACACGTGACCCCAGATGCAGTATGATGTCTAGGTGGTAATCAATCCATTAAATCCAATTAATCCGAGGTAATCCAATGTCCTTTTCTGAACTTAAGAAGAAATCTTCTCTTGGTTCTCTCACTTCTAAACTTCTGAATGAAGTTGAGAAGATGAATTCTTCAGGTGGTGGTTCTGATGAACGTATCTGGAAACCTGAAGTTGACAAAGCAGGTAATGGTTTTGCTGTTATTCGCTTTCTTCCTGCTCCTGAGGGTGAAGAACTCCCTTGGGCAAAGGTATACAACCATGCCTTCCAAGGTACTGGTGGTTGGTTGATTGATAATTGTCTGACTACTATCAATCAATCTTGCCCAGTGTGTGAAGCAAATCGTGAGTTGTGGAACACTGGTAGCAAATCAAATCAGGAAATTGTTCGTCAGCGTAAGCGCAAACTTTCCTACTACTCTAACATCTATGTTGTGAGTGACAAAGCACATCCAGAGAATGAAGGTAAGGTCTTCCTCTTCAAGTATGGTAAGAAAATCTTTGATAAGATTTCTGCAGCAATGCAACCTGAGTTTGATGATGAAACTCCTATTGATCCTTTTGACTTCTGGCAAGGTGCAAACTTCAAAGTGAAGATCACTAAGAAGGATGGTTACTGGAATTATGATAAATCTGAGTTTGATTCTCCTGCAACTTTGGGAGATTTTGATGATGATGTTCTTGAAGCAATCTGGAAAAAGGCACACTCTCTTGAGGAGTTTGTTAAACCAGAGGCATTCAAATCTTATGAGCAACTTGATGGTCGTCTCAAGGCAGTTCTTGGTAAGAAGCCTGTGAAACAGGATGAATCTTATGCTGATGAAGATGACAATCGTGGGTCAGTTGAAGAGGAACTTGTAACTGCAAAGACTTCTTCTAAACCTTCCTCATCTTATGATGAAGATGATGACACTCTGAGTTACTTCCAGAGATTGGCTGAGGAGTGATTATCTGGGGGAGAGAACTCTTAAGTTCTCTCCTTTTTTAGTATTGTCATCAACATACTGAGAAGAGAACCCATAAGACATGATAGTTCTCATATCATCAATAGCAGTCTGAAGGTATCTACTCCTTAAGACATAGATATTTCTTTTATTATTGTTCAGCAGAATCTCATACTCATAAATGCTTATAAGTTTTACTGGATTAACTGTAATTGATTGAGTTAAATTTTCATCATAATAGGTCACAGTAAAATTTGAATCAACTTCTTTTCCTTCAGGAATAATTAATTTTCCTCTTGAATCAATAACTGCAGTTGTTTCATAATGATGAGCACTATCTAATTCATCTTGAGTGTATTTTCTAAAAATATAATCAGAAAATTCAGCATCAGATAATGGCCATTCAGTTCTGATGTTTATGATATTGTTTGATATAAGAACTACCCAATCATAAGAAGGACTTCCATATAGTTTTTCTGCTACTTGTTCTGGTCTCTCTTCTCCAATAATTTTATACTTTGTAAATGCAGTAGCATTTTGAAAGAAGTCATCACGAATTTTTGCTCTACGAAATAAATTCTTGACTCTTACATAATCATAAGAAGAGTTTCTATTTGGTTGTTGGGACTGGTAAAGTAAGTCCGATACTTCTCTAAAATATGTCATGATCCTTGAGCACCTTGAGAACCTTGAGCACCTTGAGCACCTTGAGCACCACCAATTTTGACCCCATACTCATCAGTAAATTTAGTTGGTCCAATGTTTACAGCATTATCATCAAGATCAAATTCATCACTGAATATTGGAGTAAGTTCACTAAACCCCATCTGTATACTTACAGAAACTGGTTGTGAACCACCTGCAAGAGAATCTTGAAATGCAGCATAGAATCCATCAGCAGTATAGTTGACATTAAAGGAAACTAAAGCACAGGTTTTAAACTTACCTATACTTTTTAATTCTCCCCCACCAGAATTAAATTTAACTTTAAATACATTCGGAGTTCCCAAAAAGAAACTCATATCAGATTTATTAGATCTTCTTGGTGCCATTCCTTTTTTAAAGAATTGAATGATACCTCTTATTGCTGTTGCTTCTTCTTGACTTCTTGGAGTCATTTTAAATGCTAGTCCAAACTGTCTTAATTTTGGACCACTGAATAAAAGTTCTAGGTTTGGATTGATTGCTGTTCCAGTTGCTCTGGTTATATATGCTTCTGGATTTACATTTATGTTAAACTTTTTAAGAACTTGTGCAGCAATAGATGATGTCATATATTGCTTAAATCTAGTTTTACTGTCCATGGCAGATTTTATAGCACTTTCAGCTGCTGATGTTGCTGCTGTCAGATTTCCTTCAGTAACCCCAGTAACTCCAGTAATTATGTTGGGCATTACTAATGCTGCAAAATTTCCTAAACTATCTTCTCCCCAACCAACTTGATTTGATTCTGAAATATCATTTGGCATTGGCAGTGTTACCATACCAATCATTTCTTGTTTAGTGAATCTTTCTTCTCCTGATATTGCAGATGTTGTTTCTGATGACCCAGATACATTAAGTCCTGGAACATATTGTATTTGTGTAATTGTAATCCTATCTTGACCACTATCAATTGTTGATGGATATTTTAAATTCCATTTTTTATATTTTTGTTGTTCATCATCTGTAAATTCACTAGTCAAATCTTTAAATAAGTCTGCCTCAAAATCAGATGCTGGTGGTGTTCCTGTCTGTTCTGTTTCTGATGTTGTTGGTGATGCTGGTGCTGCTGGTGCTGGTTGGGTTCCTTGATTTAAAGATTGAGTATTTTTTAGTGCTTGCTTGACAGTTATATTTACAAAAGTATCTCCATACCCACCACCCAAACTTGTGAGTTGAGGGGGTTCATTATTTCTAACTCTTGCTAATAAATTTTTCTCATTTTCCTGACTTTCATATATCCAAGTAGTTGGGGTTTTATTTGAGTCATATCTAACTTGTTGGATATACTCTACATTTCTACTTACAAAAGTAGTTTCTTTATATCCTTCTGGGGTAGTAGTCCAATTTAAATCTGCCATATCTATCTACCCCACACTCTTTCTGAAAGTATTGGTATCTCTACCCCACCCAAGTCCCTTACAAATTCTTCTACTGGTAACAGACAAATAGTTTGCCATTCTTGTTCTGCTAAGTCTAACAAAGGACTTCTTAATTCGCTGTACAAGTATTTATGCGCTCCCTTTTCAAACTTTGGAATTCTATTTGCTGCTAGTCCTGCTGCTATTCCCATCCTTTCTTCTGGAGAATAGTAGTGAAGATTGACTCCAAAGAAATGTTTAGGTTGAATATCCAATACAAATGTAAGAGGATACTTATCATAGAAGGGCAAATCCCTTCTAGTTTTTGCTTTGTATTGATAGAACATTAGACTAAACAATTTTGGGAATGATCTAACAACATTCCTATCTCTTTTTAATTCACGATCTGCTTCATCAAATTGATCTCCTCTTATAAGTTTGGATGGATCTGCTTGATAGTTCTGGAATACCTGAGATCTATACCAAGATCTAGATTGAGTTGCTCCACCACTCCTTTCATTAAGTTCTTCGAAGATAGTTTTATACGCCAAGATTATCCTCCGTTAAAACTTGGAACTCCCATCTTCTATCAGCACAAAATTCTTCTGCTGCCTTCCACTTTGCCTGATTTTTGGCATACTCTTTGACTTCATACATTTGTTTTTGAGTCATTCTCTTCTTTAAATCTGGACCATTTACTTGTCTCTTTGGTTTGATTTCAATTAGACTTTCCTTTATGATTCCAGAAGAGTTTTTATACTTGATAAAAAAGTCAGGAAAATATCTATGAACTCTATTATCTAATGGAGAAACATAAGGAACCCATATTTCCTCAGAAGACCACTTCAAAATATTTTCATTGGTGTCACAATATACCATAAACTTTCTTTCCCACAGAGACCTGTAAATTATATTCTTTGGGTCTCCAATATATTTTTGTGGGTATGAGGGTTTATATATTCCTTTATAACTCATACATATAATATAGGATCTCAAAGTATTTAGATGGCAGGATTTCCAGTAGACAATAATAATACTTGGATAAATGATGGATTATGGAAAACAGCAAGTGCCACAGAAACTGTTATTAAAAGTGAAGGACTTTTAAATTTATCTTTAACATCAATTTTTGCAGTTGATATTAAGGCAGGCAACATAGCAAACACTCTTGGATTTACTCAAAACCAAACTCAAACAATATCTCTGCTTGCATACGAAGCAGTTCTTCCTGGAGCATCTTATGAACTTGGAAGTGTATTTGGTGATAGACAAGGTGTTACTGAACAATATCCGACTAAAAGAATTTATCCTCCTGTAGATGTAAGTTTTTATATAAAGTATGATTATGATGTCTTAAGATTTTTTAATGGTTGGATGGATCTAATTTCTCCATTGAATGAAGGTGGTGGTGTAGCACAAAATGCTTACTTTAAATTTAATTATCCAAACAAATATGAATGCAATATTAATATTGTCAAGTTTGAAAGAGAGTTTAGACCATCAAATCAAAGACTTTCTAAAAGGGGAACTGAGGGTGGCATAAATGATCCAAAAACTTATACCTACTCATTGATCAATGCATATCCATCAAATTTAATTTCAGTTCCAGTATCATATGAGCAATCAAATATACTAAGAACTACAATCACTTTTAATTATGATAGGTATTATATACAAGAGAATGTTGGTAAGTTATATCAAGATCCAAATCAACCAAATCAACCAAATCAGACAAATGCTACTGGAGGAACTTTAGGAGAATTAAATAGGCAAGTTGATTTAATTAATAGATTTATTCCATCCACAGGATTAAATCCAATACCACGTGGAGTTGGATAATAAATAGTCATATCTGAATTTAATATTTTAAAATGCCTTTACCTAAAGTTGTAACTCCAACCTATGAGTTGATTCTGCCATCAACTAAAAAACCAGTTAAATACAGACCATTCCTGGTTAAAGAAGAAAAAATTTTAATCCTTGCTATGGAGGGTGGTGACCCAAAAGAAATCACCAATGCAGTTAAAACTACTCTTAAAGATTGTGTTTTGACAAGAGGAATTAAAATTGATACTCTTCCAAGTTTTGATATTGAATACCTGTTTTTAAATATCAGAGCAAAATCTGTTGGAGAAACAGTAGAGTTAATTATTACTTGTCCAGATGATAACAAAACTCAAGTAGATGTTGCTGTTAATATTGATGAGATTGAAGTCATAATTCCAGAAGGTCATACTGATCAAATCAAGATTGATGATTCAATCACAATCAAAATGAAGTATCCATCTCTTCAAGAATTTATTGATAATAACTTTAATTTCTCAGCACAAAATAATAGTAAAGAAACTATTAATAAATCATTTGATATTGTTGCATCATGTATTGACATGGTATACACTAAAGAAGAATCATGGTCATCTTCTGATGTAACTAGGAAAGAAATAATTGAGTGGCTGGAAACTTTTGATTCTAATCAGTTCAAAGGCATTGAAGAGTTTTTTGATACTATGCCAAAACTTTCACATACTTTGACAGTTAAGAATCCAAGCACTGGCATTGAAAATGAAATTATTTTGGAAGGACTTTCCAGTTTTTTCGGATAATGCTAAGTCATGAAGACTTAGAATCTTATTACAGAATTAACTTTGCCTTGATGCAGTATCATAAATACTCATTGACTGAGATTGAAAATATGATGCCTTGGGAACGTGAAATTTACTTGGCACTTCTTGAAAATCACATTAGAGAAGAAGAGGAAAAAGCACAAAAGGCAAATAGATGACACCAGAAGATTTTGATTACTTCAGAAATAGAACATCCAAATTTATTTCAGGTACAAATCGTGGAATTAAATTTGGATCTTTTGGTTCGCCTAACATTAGAAAGTTATCAATAATTCCAAAAAGATCTGTACCTCAACAGATAGTAAATAAATTATCCTCAGCATCATTAGGACAAAATGATGGAATAGAAACAACAAAAAGAGATGTTTCATACTTTGGAAAGATAACTTTAAATCTTGAACAAACTAAAAATAATTTAGAAAGAATTCTTCAAGTCATTGCTGATGACTATAAGACTTCTAAAGAAACTAATCAAAAGGAAGTAGATGAATATAGAAAAAGAATTGCAAATAGAGGTAGAATATTTGGAAAGAAAGAATTAGGAGATAAAAAAACTGATATACTTGGAGGAGTTAAAAAATATGTTGGATCATTCTTTAGTGGAGTTGGTGGTTCTATTAGAGGATTAGCAGCATTTAATTTATTGGAAGCAATTTTAAGTGGGGATCCCACAAAAATTATAGGTCCACTTCTTGGCATTGGTGCAACATATCTTCCAGCAATTGGAGCTGCTGTTGGAGTGTCAGTTGCTAAAAGTTTAGGTAAAGGACTACTTGGACTTGGTGGAAGTGCTGCTCCAGCAGCATCTGCAGCAGCAGGAGCAGGAAGTTCTTTAGGTAAGTTCGGAAGATTTGCAGGTAAGGCAGGACTAGTTGCAGGAGGAATTGGACTGGCAAGTAGTCTATTCAATAGAAGTGGGGGAGGAGAACAGACACAGCAAAGATTAGAGGATCTAACACAGCAACAGAAGGCATTAGTTGAACCTGGAAATTTAGTTTCCATTCCTCAAAATGATTTAAGAAGATTTGAATCACTTAACAATAAATTTGAAAAGGCAATTGATTTTCTCTTAGCAAAACAAAAAGAAGGTGGGGGGAGAAGATCTTCTTCTTCTGGTGGTGGACCTGGACCTGGACCTGGACCAACAGGACAACTTATGACTGGACCTGCTCCCACTGAAGTTAATGCTTTGATGTCTGCAATCTCAGGAGCAGAGGGTGGTTTAGAGTCAGTTAATACAATAGGAACTCTTCCTGGACTGTCTCAAATGACAATAGATGATGCCATAGCAAAAGTAGAGCAGTTAAAATCCCAAGGAAAGACTTCTGGGGCTATGGGAAGAATGCAGCAAATGTCCCAATTTTTGAGGGGTAGAGCAGTTGCTGCTGGATTGGATCCTTCCACTGCACTATTTAATGAGGAGAATCAATACAAAATTGATAGGGCATATCTTGCAAGTTTATTTTCTGGTGGAGAGCAAGAAATAGTAAATCTAATAAGGTCTGGAAAAATTTCTACAGTAGTTAATAAATTAAAAGGAGTCTGGCCATCTCTTCCTGGAGGAAGTCAAGAAAATGTTCACACATCAGGTTTCTATAGAAACTTTCAATCATTTTTAGGGCAATTATCATCTGCAGGACCATCTCCAATTCAATTGCCACCAATGGCACCAGCACTACCAAGAAGAAATATACCATCTCCAGCATCTGCAGCACCAACTTTTGTTCCTATGGCAGTTCCACAACAAACAGCACCACAACAAACTTCTGCAGCATCTGGAGTCAATGATCAGGTTCCAGCATTCTCAACAACATATTCAGAAAACTTCTTGACCTTGTATTCAAAGTTAATCTATCAGGTTGTTTGATAAATGAATATACAAACTCTTTTAAATAAACCTAAAGTAGAATCTAATCTTACTCCCAAGATTACTAAGATTAGTAGTCTTGTAGAATCTTCTAATGAGATAAGAAAGTCATCTAATAAATTAAGAAAAACTTTTGAAAAGGGAACTTATCAAAAGAAAACTCAATTAACAGTACTAAACAGATATAAAAAAAGATTAGATTCTATTCAAAAGCAAAATGATAAAAGATTTGCTCAAAAGAAAAAGGTACAAATTAAACCACCAGACATTAAAAAATATACTGGAAATTTATTTACTGCAGGATCTGCTAGTGATCCTTTAAAATCATTAGCAGCATTGTCTGCATTTAATGCTGCATCAAAATTAAAGGATGGTAAGTGGGTAGATGCTATTGGACCTGGATTAGTTGCTGCAGGATTAATGTTTGGTCCTGGATTGCTTAAAGGTGGGATTGGTAGAATGGGTGGACCAGGAAAACCCAGTGGACAACCTGCAACATCATCAGGAATGGTTAGTTCCAAATCATCATATGCAGGAACAAAAGCAGGACAGGCATATGCTGGAATGCAAGCACAAAGAAATCTTCCCAAATGGGCACAGAAAGCAGCAGGTGGGAGTGCTAGTAGATTTGCAGCATCCAATGAAAGGATGTTTCAAGGAACTGCAAACATAGGAGATAGGGCTAGACTCGCATCTAGAAAGTTTGGATTTTCTGGTGCTGGTGGAATAGCAGAAAGACTTTCTGCTAAATCTGGAGGAACTGTTGCAGCAAAGGCAGCAGGTGTTGGGGGAAGAGCAATTCCTTTATTGGGCGCAGCACTTAACATAGGTCTTTCTGCTTATAGATTTAGTGAAGGTGATGTTGTTGGAGGTATTCTATCTGCTGTAAGTGCAATACCAGTTATTGGATGGGCAGCTTTGGGTGTTGATTTGGCAAGAGAGTTTGGTGCTTTTGATGGAACTTTCCTGGGAAGAAAAGATAAACTTAAAGAACAAACGCAAAAACAAAAAGAATTAGTCAAGGGACAACAGGATAGGGGAGGTGGGTTAACCTTTGGAAAAACTTTGAATAGTTATGAAAGGGTAGTGAATAAATTTGAACAATTTTGCAAATCATTTAAAACTGTTCAAGAAATAAATGATATGACTGAAGGAGGATCTTCAAATCCCCCAGCAATATCAACTGATCCTTATACTGGTCCAATAGATGGAAATTCTTTTAATCCTCTACCTGGAGGAACTTTAAGCAATAGGTCAGTTGGATTTCCTGGGGGAGAATATGGTGCAGATAGAAATTATGGAGGTCACTCTGGACAAGATATTGGAGGATTGCCTCCAGGATCTCCTGTAGTTGCTTGGAAAACTGGTAAAGTTAGTTATAGTGGTTCAGTAGAATCTGGAGATACTATTGTTACTATAGACCATGGGGGAGGAGTTCAATCTGTATATAAGCATGTTGTTCCAACCATTCCAGAAGGCAGTACAGTTTATGGTGGGCAACAGATTGCCACATTATTTAATGCTAGAAAATATGCACCTCACTTACATTTTGAGGTGTGGAGAAATGGAAGGCATGTAAACCCAAATCAAGATATTTCTTCATCACAAAGAATATCCTCACCATTAACAGCAGAAAGAGCAAAACAAAACTATGAATCTTCATCTCAAAATATGAGGATTCCAACACCACCACCACAACAAAATCCACTTGGTCTTTCAATTGGTGCTGGAGGATTTAATATTAATGGCAGACCAATACAGCAAACACAAAGACAAACTCCACAAATTGCATCTCCTCCAGTAATGCAAAGACCCACACTTGCAACATACCTTTCATATGATTCTAGATCACAGGCAGGACAAGTAATACCTTTTCCAATTACTATCCCACAACAACAACCACAGATGATGCAACAAGAATCTTCTGCTCCTATGATGATGGGACCATCAGAGGAACAACTGTTAAATAGTTTTTATAAGAGAGTACTCCTCAATACATTACAGTAATGGCAGGATCATATTTAAATTACCAGATTAAAGAGTTTTTAATTGAATCTTATGATGGAAGCACTGTCATAAATGCAACTGAATGCATATCACAGGTTCAATATTTTGAGGATTTATTTTCTCCTGCTATTTTTGTATCAATGATTTTAGTTAATACTGATGGGTTGTTAACTTCACTTCCAAGTAAGGACCCATCTATAAAACCTGGAATTAAAGGTGGAGAAAGAGTTAGGTTAATTATAGAGCAAACTGCAACAAAAAATAATAAGAAAGTAATCAATAGAATAGATTTTACTGACACAAATAAAAATCCATACTTCATTTATAAAATCTCAGGATCAACAACAGAATCTACAAGAGAAGTTTTCTTTGTAGAGTTAGCTCCAGCAGAACTTTTTACAAATGAAACATCAAGAGTTTTTAGAAGATACCCTGAAGATGAAGGTGGCAATCAAACAATAGACATTACTGTACAGCAAATACTAAAAGATGTTTTAAAAACTAACAAAAAATTAAACAAAGATCAAACTCAAAATAGTTATGCATTTTTTGGCAATTCTAAAAAACCATTCACAGTATTGACTTGGTTATGTCCAAAGTCAATTCCAACAATAAGTTCATCAAGTGGATCTAAAGGGACTGCAGGATTTCTTTTTTATGAAAATAACAAAGGATATAATTTTAGAAGTGTTGATAGTTTAATTTCTAATCTAGATCCAAATTCTGCAAGTGCAAAAAGTGCAGTTAAGTATTCTCTTCCCAATGTAATTTCAAATTCAGCATCTGAGGCATCCAATTTTACAATTGTATCCATGCCAGTGTTTGAAAAGAATGTGAGCATATTTGAAAATCTAAGAATAGGAATGTATTCAAGTGTCAATTATTTTTTTGATGCCAATACCAGAGAGTTAAGTGTGTATGAATATAAACTTTCAGAAAGTTATGATTTGATGAAACATGCATCCAAAAGTTCAGAGAAACCTAAAATTCCAAATCAATTGGAGAACTCTCCATCTAGATTGATGGTCAAGATAATAGACAATTTAGTGACCCAATCTTCAGATGCAAATGAAAATCAAAAGATAGATAAAAGAGAGCAATATCAATCACAATCTGTTGCAAGATATAATTTAGCATTTAGTCAGATGTTAAATATAACTATACCATTAAATTTAAATTTGACAGTGGGTGATGTAATCCAGTTAGATTTTTCAAACATCACAAAAGATGCTGAAAGTAGTGGATTAAGAGATGATTTAAAATCTGGATTTTATTTAATAAAAGAATTATCCCATTTGTTCAAAGAAAATAGTGGGTATACAGGATTAAAACTTATTAGAGACTCTTATGGATCTCCAGGAACATGACAAACATTAACGATCATATCAAAAAGGATCAAGAAGAATTAACTGATCCTATGATTTCTTCACAAAGACGTAGACATATAGAAGATGAATTAGATTCTCTTGAAAAATATCATAAGAATCATCCAGGGGATGATCATGACCCAACTGCACTTGAACTATTTTGTGATACCAACCCAGATTCACCAGAGTGTAGGGTATATGATCTATGATGCTTGAGCAAAGTTTAATTAATCCCAACTTTCTTGGCAGAGATGGATTCAGATGGTTCATTGGACAAATTCCTGTTGGGGATTCTGTAAAGGAAGGTAGGGCTAAAGTTAGAATCCTTGGGCATCACCCAGGAGATGCTCAAATAAAGGATAAAAATCTTCCTTGGGCTCACATTTTAGTTCCATTATCTTTTGGTAGTGGTGCAGGAAATTGTGGGACCAATATTAATGTTCAACCAGGGACTTTTGTTATTGGATTTTTTCTTGATGGCGATGATGGACAACAACCAGTAATTATTGGAGCATTATCTGATGATGATCCAAGTAAAATCAAAGTATCTGAAAAATACACAGAAATTTTAAATAAAGGAACCTCAAATTTTCAACCATGGTATCCACCACCTCCAAGGAATACTTGGGTTCAACCAACATCAACTGATAAACCTGCAGCCACTGGAGGAACCAATGTTAATGGAACAACCAATACTCCAACAGGACCTCAAGGCACTCAAGGACCACAAACCAAAGAGGTAACTTCTAAGGGTCAAAAATTAACAACAACAGAAGGAATTACAATAGTAGTTCCATCAGAATGTACTAATGGAAATAAAAAATTTAATGACCTCCAATTAGCATTAATAAAATTCATACAGTTCACTAATACAATCCAAAATATAAACGGTGCATATATTAATCCAGTATTAAACACTGTTGTCAACCTAGATGATCAAATTAATTCTTCTGCTAGAGTAATAACAGATATTATTACTGGAATAATTAGAGGTGCAATGAATGTAATAGTAGAGGAAATTTATGAAAGGTTGACTGATTGGTTAGGCATTCCTGGACAACCACCAGTAGTTAAACTAGCAACTCACAAATCAGTAGAGACTGTTATTGATAGCATCATTTGTGCATTTGAAAAAGCATTGACAAAACTCCTCCAATTTGTATTAGATTTCTTAATGCAAATGGTTGAGGATGTTCTTGCAGCTCCAGTTTGTGCTGTGGAAGCACTTGTTGGAGAATTGTTGGGGGGAATTTCCAATGAAATTGATGATGCAATAGAAGATTCATTGGATGAAATTACATCTTTAATAGGTGGTCAAATCAGCAATGTAGTTTCATATGTTTCTCAATCAGTATCATTAGCACAATCTGCCCTCAAATTTCTTTCTTGTGAACCATCTCAATGTTATGAAACTTATAACTATGAATTAAATAAGGGATGGGTTCCAGCATCAAGTCCAAATTTCCAAAAAATTCTTGGATATGCAAGTGCTACCCCAGTTAGAAATTTATCAGAAGATATTAAAAAGTCTACAAATAATTGGTATGATTCTGTTGGTCTTGGTACAGGACAGTCTCAGTACTCAGTTGAAGGTGGCAGTTGTGATGCTGGCATCTTGCAGTGTGGTTCTCCTACAGTGTCTATTTTTGGTGGTGGTGGATATGGGGCATCTGCAAATGCCATAATAGATCCTTCTGGAAAAATATTTGGATATTTAATTAATGATTCTGGCAGTGGATATACTTCTCCACCATTTGTAACAATAGAGGATGCTTGTTATAATGGAAGTGGAGCAGTTGCCACAGCATTAATTAATGATGGTAAAGTTCAGAACATAATAGTATCAAATTCAGGTTCTGGATATATTGGAACATCGGATTATGTTGGAATAGTTTCCAGTTTTATTATAACTGATACTGGAATTGGATATACATCCAAAGACACTATTACAATTAAAGGAACTGATGTTTTGGCAAATCCAATACTTGATCAGTATGGAAGAATCACTGGCATAATGGTAGTGAATCCAGGAACTGAAATCAAATCCTCACCAATTATTGAAATAAATACTCAAAGTGGGCAAGGAGCAAATATAACTCCAGTGTTAAGTTTTAAACCTTTAAGTGAAGTTTCTCCCATAAAACAGAAAGTACAAACAGTAGTGTATTGCGCAGAGGATCATGTCTAATAATGGTTTAGTTTTTTATGATAAGGATTCTGGTGTTTTAGTTATAGGTGAAGATGATAAGGGCAGAATTAGACAAGTTCAACTGTCCTCATCATCTGGAGGAAGTTTAAAATTTTATGAGGATGGTGCATTTGAACTGGTAGGACAACCTTCAGCAACTTTAGGTGATAATGTTGTAAGTCAATCTTCTCATGGATTGAAAATTTATTCTAAAGGGGATTTAAATATTTACAGTGAGGGAAAAATAACACTTAAAGGTCAACAAATTATCTTTGATAGTGGAAGTTCTACTCAGGACTTTGTTTTAAAAAATGAAAATGGTGGCATTAGAATTGAAGCACCTAATGGCAATATTGGTATTAAGGGCAAAAATGTTGCAGTTTCTGCAAAAAGAGATCTTTTACTAAGATCTAAGGGAAATGTGCATATTGTTGCAGATGGTGGTCAGGTGTTTATAATTGAACCAAAATCAAAATTAGTACCATCATCTGTTTTGGGTATAGTAAATAAAGTTACATCAGCATTAGGGGGTTGGGTTTAATGTCAAATTTTACAGACATTTATACTGGTGGTCTTCATGTTGGATCTGGACTGGTCCCACCAATTGCTTCTGCAACATTTGAGCAAAGTTTAGATCCTACTAGACCATTTGCAACACATAGTTTAGGAATCAATCAATTTGAATCCATTACAAATCAACTTGGAATTCACAATCAAGTTGGGTTATATAATGGCATTGGTATGTGGGATCAACTTGGGGTTTATAATGGAATAGGTCAAGGAATTTTTGTAGGAGGACATCAAGATTGCCAACCATACTATGACAGTTCTGCTGTATCAATAAATTTAAATTCTCCAGAAGGAGATTTTAATGGATTCTGGAAGTATAATGGCAATTGCATACAGACTACACCATGCTCAGATTCTTCTGCTAAAAAGGATATAAAACAACTTGAAAATTCTTTAGAAAAAATAAAACTTCTTAGAGGTGTTTCTTTTAATTGGGATGAAAATGTTGTTCCAAATTTAGCAACTAGTGAGGGAAATCAGGTAGGTCTTATTGCACAAGAAGTTGAGGAAGTAGTGCCTGAGGTTGTATTTACCACCATAGTGGAAAATAATAAGTTAAAGTCTATTAAGTATGAAAATCTTACCTCACTTTTGATTGAAGCAGTCAAAGAACAGCAAGAGCAAATCAATGAACTCAAGAAGACAGTTTCCAAACTGTCCACTGGTTGCACAAAGTGCTCAGGTTCGTGCTATAGTGGATAGGTAAGCAAGACAGGCACCCACACTATGCAGATTTCCCGAGAGCAGCTGAAGGACCTTCAAGGTATGCAAGAAGACATGGCAGCACATTTCACTGATGAAAACTTCCCCATCAGTGGAGAAACTTATTGGACTTGTGTGGAATGTCTTGCTACTGCCAAACTTGCTGAACTTCGTGGGGAGTTGGTTGCTTGACAAGGTAATTTGATGGTGGTATAATATTAAGGTCCGTGTGAAGGAATACACTTTCCTAAATAGGAAGTGTATGTGCTAATTAAAATGAGAACTAGAGATGAATTATTAAATGCAGTCGAAGGTGCTCAATCAATGGCTGAGGTTGTAAGGAGATTAAATCTTAATAAGAGTAGTAATACATATTCTACTCTTAGAAAAGAATTAGAATATCACAAAGTAAATACTCAATTCAAAAAAAGAAGTAGAGGAACTAGTCCATACTCAAATGAAAAGATATTTTGTGAGAATTCTACTTATGATAGAAAAACTCTTAGGAACAGAATTATTAAAGAAAAAATTCTTGAATATGAATGTAAAGAATGTGGTATAACTGATTGGAATAAAAAGAAACTTTCCCTTCAATTAGATCATATAAATGGAGTTTCTAATGACAATAGGATAAAAAATTTAAGATTTCTTTGTCCTAATTGTCATTCTCAAACAGAAACTTGGGGGAATAAAAAATAATTTTTTCATTATGGGGATGTAGTCCAGCGGAAGAGACAGTAGACTTAAAATCTATCCAGGGTGGGTTCGAATCCCACCATCCCTATTTCAAAATTGACTTTTTATTTCAAAAAAGGGGGCAAAAAATCTCCAGGTAAAAATTGCCTGTAGGGTTTTTATAAAAATTCATCATTTGCAGGATCTTTTAAGAAGTCAATAATTAAGTTTGAAATTGTTATTTGCTCATTAATTTTTTGAATTGATTGATCATATGCATATTTTTGAAGTTCAAAAGAAATTCTTTGTCCTTTCAAATAATTAACCTTAGTCATCAATCCATTTCGTTCTGCTTGTAATGTTGATATAGATGAATTTAAGTTAGAAATAGAAGTTGCATATCCAGTACAAAGTTCAGATGTACATAACATAATATTATTGCAAGTTCCTACTGGATCATAATAAGTTCCAATGGAAACTTGAGATATAAAATCATGAGTTCCAATACCTATAGAAGATGTATTTAAATTTCCAGTAGTTTGAGAAAATGGATTTGGAGAGTTATATGAATAACCTTTATAGTTTAAATTATCTTGTAGTACAGTTACAGTAGTAAATCCAACAGACCATTCAGTAGATCCACACCCAACAGAATTTGCAATTGTACCAATTCCAAGCACTACTTGTTGGAGATTTTTTATTTGATTATTGATTGTTATGATTTCTTGATCTATTGCATTGATTGCTGGAGCAAAATTTGAAATTAATTCATCTGGTCCATAAATTTTAATTGGAGTAGATCCATCCTTCCTATCAATAGTATATCCAGTTTTTACTATGTTAACTTGAGATATTTGATTAGTGTCTAAAACATTTTTTTGTTCATAAAAATCAATAAGTGCTTGTGTTTGAGTACTAATTGCCATCTTCAAAAATATTAATAATCCTATTTATTGATAAATAAGACAGAAGAAAAACTAAAGAAGGATAATCTGAAATGCCTTTAGCTAGATTAGACAATTTCCTAAAAAATCTTAATGGTAATACATTATATGTGGATCCAAGTGAATTAGATTCAACTGATTCAATTGAGAATAGGGGTAATTCTAGAACAAGGCCCTTTAAGAGTATCCAAAGAGCATTACTTGAAGCAACAAGATTTTCTTATGTTGCTGGATCAAATAATGACCTGTATGATCAAACTACGATTTTAATTTCTCCAGGAACTCACTATATTGATAATAGACCTGGATATTATTATGATGGAAGTGGATTTAGAGATATAAACAATAATCCTGTAACAATTACTGAGTTAAGTGTAACTTCAGAGTTTGATCTTGGAAATGCATTTAATGATTTGTACATTTATAATAGCGTTGAGGGGGGAGTTGTAGTACCTAAGGGGGTTTCTCTTGTAGCAACTGACCTAAGAAAAACAAAAATCAGACCAAAATTTGTTCCAGATCCAGCAAATGACAATATTGCAAGATCTGCAATTTTTAGAGTAACTGGAGGTTCATATATTTTTGGATTTACCATCTTTGATGGAAATCCAACTGGAGGAGTCTATAATACATATACCACAAGCACTGTAAATCCAACATATTCTCACCACAAATTAACTGCTTTTGAATATGCAGATGGTAAGAATATTTTAGAAAATTCTACATTAACTGACCTTGCCAATTATTACTATAAAGTTAGTTTTGCATTTGGTTCATACTCTGGACGTTCTATTCCAGATACTCTTACAGACCTTCAACCAAACCCAGAAGAAAACAAGATTGTTGGGGATCTTGGTCAAGGAGCTATAGATATTTCAAATATAGTTTCTGGTGATGGTTCTACTGCCACCACAACAATTACTGTTACTACAGCACAAGATCACAATCTTTCTCCATCATCACCTATTCAAATTTCTGGAGTTGGACCTAATAATACTACGGCAGTTCAGCAACAATTTAATGGAAATTTTGTAGTAGCACAGGTCATTAGTCCAACACAATTTACATATTTACTTCAGACAGCACCATCAGCAGCAAATCCAGAGGTTGGAAGTTCAACAGTAAAAATTCAATCTGATACAGTATCTTCAAGTTCTCCATACATTTTTAATTGTAGTTTAAAATCTACATATGGTTTAAATGGACTTCATGCAGATGGATCAAAGGCAACTGGATTTAAGAGTATTGTTACAGCACAATTTACTGGCATTTCATTACAAAGAGACGACAGAGCATTTGTATTATATGATGATGTATCTGGAACATATAAAACTCAAAGTGACCTAGGAACATCTACAGTATTACACCAAAATTCTAGATCAGTTTACAGACCATCTTGGGAAAGTTTCCATATTAAAGCTTCCAATGATGCATTTATTCAATGTGTATCTATTTTTGCTATTGGATATGCTACTCAATTCATAGCAGAGTCTGGTGGTGATCAAAGTATTACTAATTCTAATAGTAACTTTGGTGCAATTTCCTTAACATCTTCTGGATTTAAAGACTATCAATTGCAAAAAGATAATCATGGATTTATAACGCATATCATCCCACCAAAAGATATTGATGATGCAGAAAGCAATATAAATTGTTATTCCATAGATGTAGATTTAACTACTGCCGTTGGAAATACTACAAAAATTTACTTAAATGGATATACTGATCAATTTACTCCACCAAGACAAAAAATTAGAGGGTATACTCTAGGTGCTAGAGACAATGATGCAATTTATTATGCTGGATATAATGGGTCTGCAACTATAAGTCCAGATTATGAAACATCTTATAATATTGATAGTATATCAGATGGGGTTATTACTGTTGAGGAAACTTTATCTGGAATTGTAGAAAACCAAGCAGTAAGAGTTATTTCCAACAATGGAGTTCTTCCAGATGGGTTAGAATCCAATAAAGTATACTATGTTTCATCAAATTCTTTATCATCAACTACTGTAAAGTTAAAAGAAAGTCTTTCAAGTATCAACGATCTTGATATTACTAATGATATTGGAATTTCTATAGAAGATAACTTAAAACTTGTTTTTAGAGTATCTGACTGTTCTCCAGGAGATCCAGGAAGTCCTTTC